CAAAGGTATACTATTTGTATAGTTTAGAAAGGTTTTAATTAATTGGTTGCCAGAAATGGAACCAGTCACAGTGTTTAACTGAATCAAACTGGCTACATCTTCGCAGAGTGTAGTGAGAAAAGGAGGAGGGAGCGGTATGCGCTTAAAAGGTTATCTGTCGAAATTCGGGCTGTCTAAACCCCAGCAAATGAAGCGTTTCGCTTCCTATGTTAAGGGGCTATCGAAAGATAGTGACAGGGTCCTGTTTGATGACAAAATTTCAGAACTTTTAGCTATATATGCTAAGAAACCTGAAATGGTAGAAGAGGTAAGACGCCAACTTAATGAGATTGGGTACGCCCAGAGTCGTAAAATCGCATCACAGTTAGATGAACAGATTGAAAGATTCTGCCAACCACATGTTAAATCGGCTATCAGCTTACCAAACTATGCTGAGGCATTAGAAGATATTAAGAAAGAATTTTCTGAATATCAACTTTCTCCTCTACTATATCGTTCAGATTCAGATATGGTAGAGGCCCTTCCAAAGAAAGAGACCCATGCGGGTTCGATGTTCCTGGAGACAGGACTAAGAGCCAAGGTCGACAATATGGAGGATATTTTGAATCGATTCCATGCAGAGGTATCGAAAGCAAAGAAGTTATCAACATTCAACAAATTGACTATCCTTGGAGTTCGTACACAGAACTCATCTCCATACAAGGATTCAGGAGAAATGAAGAAAGGTTCAGAATTGCCACCAAAAAGTAAGACGAGAATGGTATCTATGATACATCTTATGATTATTATGGCAGAAAGAATGTTTCAGAAACCCTTACAGGACGAAGTACTGAAGTTTAAGTCCTGGTACGCAGGGGGCAAGACCCCTTCCGAACTGCGTCGTGAGGTGCATTACATTCAACGAAATTATGATAATTGGGTTAGTCTTGATTATTCAAAATTCGACCAATCTATACCAGGTTGGTTAATTCGTGATGCTTTCACTATTCTGAAAGGCAGTTTTAAAGATGTTGATGATGAGCTTTGGAAAGTGATGGTTCATGACTTCGTGAACAAAACTTTTGTAAATACCAAGGGCGAGTTGAGAACTGCACATGATGGAGTTCCATCGGGAAGTATGTTTACACAAATAATTGACTCACTTTGTAATAGACTTATGATTGTAACATACATGAAGTCTAGAGGAATTACTGAGTATAAGATGACGATCATGGGCGATGATAACGTTATTGGATACAAAGGCTCACTGGATATGGATGATTTGAGTGAATACTTGAAAAACGTATTTGGTGTTGAGGTCAATGCGCAGAAATCAACCAAGGGGACTAAATTTGATAGTATATCATTTCTCTCTAGGGAGTGGAGAGGTATGGGTGAATGGCGTCAGCCAAAGACTCTTTGTACTAAGATGATGTACCCTGAAAGATTTAGGAACTATAACGATGAGAGTACTCCTATGGATGTAATATTCTCTTATATCCTATCTTATCCACTTGGAATGGCAGAATTAATTGACATTGGAAAATTTTTACAAGATTATCGACCAACAGGTAATGATCGATTTGAAAGAGGAAGTAAGAATCTCGAGGGCTACTTGAAGTTTCAGAAAGCTTACAACGGTACTGTGGTGGACTGGGCAGCTGAAGAAAGTCTCGTTAAAATTATCAGCACATCGTAGGAAGGTGACAAGAGCGGTATAGCGGCTGGAATATGATGGTATAACTACGGGATGTGTACCCAGGGGTTAGAAGGAA